GCGAAGAGTTGAACGTGGACGGGAAGATCTGGCTGCGCGGCGTGATTGAAGAGGGCATGGACGCGCAGCGGATGGTGAACTACACGTATAGCGGCGCCGTGGAGATTTTCGCGCTGGCGCCGAAGAACGCGCCGATGATTGCGGCGGCGAGCGTGGCAAACTATAAGCAGATTTGGCAGACGCGCAATATCATCAATCACGCGTATCTGCCGTTTGACCCGTGGGACCAGGAAGGGAAAGAGTATCCGACGCCGATGCTGGATACGACGGAGCCGCCGATCCAGGCCGCCGTGGAATTGATGCGGGTCAGCGAGGATGCGATTAAGGCGACGACGTCGACGGGCGATGCGTCACTGGGGAATACAAACCCGAACGAGCGGAGCGGGCGGGCGTTGCAAGCCTTGCAGGCGCAATCAGACCTCGCCAACAGTAATTACCCAGACAATGTGAAGCGGGCGCTGATTTACGCGGGGGAATTGGCGGTCGAGATCATCCCGAAGATTACGACGAAGGGGCAGATTATTCACATTCTGGGGATGGACGATGAGCCTGAACAGGTCATGGTCGGTCAGCCCTACCAGGAGGGGCCGAACGGGCAGCCGCAACCCTCGCCGCCGAACATCACGCCGGAAATCGCGCAGCTCGAGGGCAGCCTGCACAAGTTTTACGACTTGAACAACGGGCGCTATGCCGTGACCGTCTCGGTCGGGAAGGCGACGGCGACGAAGCGGGAAGAGGGCGCGCAGGCGCTGGGCGAACTGATTCCGCATCTGCCGCCAGAGATGGCCGCCGTGGCCACGCCGGATTACGTGGAGCAGTTGTCGTTTCCGGGTAGTCACAAGATTGCGGAGAAGCTGCGGAACGCGCTGCCGCCGCAGTTGCAGGACAAAAACGATCAGCCGCAGATTCCGCCGGCTGTGCAGGCGCAGATGCAGCAGATGCAGGCTGAGTTGCAGAAGGCGCAGCAGTTCATTCAGACGAAGCAGGCCGAGCAGCAGGGCAGTTTGCAGGAGACGCAGATCAAGGCGCAGACCGATTTACAGATTGCGAAGCATAAAGCTGACACGGATGCGGATCGGGAATTGGCGCTGCAAATGATGAAGAACGCGACTTCGATCGCCGTCGCGCGTATCTCGGCCAGCAAGTCGCAGCTGGATCCAGTGGCGGAGGCAGCGGAAGAACGGCTCGCGACGGGTTTGCAGCACGCGCACGAGGTCGGCATGCAAGGCATGAAGCAGCAGCATGAAAAGGATCTCGCGGCGCAGGCGCATCAGCAAGCCTTGGAGCAGGGATCGCAGGGCGCCGTGATTGACCAGCAGGCGCAGGAAAGCGATCAGGCGCATCAAGCGGAGATGGCGCAACAGGCGGCGGAACAAGCGAAGCAGCAACCGAATGGGGGCGGCGGTGCCTAATCCGCTCGTCATCCAGAAGCCGGAGCTGCCCGCGAGTATCAACCCGCATGGCGCGTCGGTGTTCGATGCGCCTGGGCAGGGCATTTTACGGAAGATGGTGAGCTGGCTCGGGCTGGATGATCCGCAACAGGTGATGGGCGTCGGCGCGGCGATGGATGTCGGGCCGATGGGCGGCGGGCTGATTGATGCGGTGGCGCAGCGGTTCCCACGATTTGCAGCGGCGATCAAGGCGTATCACGGAAGCCCGCATGATTTCGAGGCATTCGATACGAGCAAGATCGGGACGGGGGAAGGCGCGCAAGCCTACGGGCACGGGTTGTATTTCGCGGAAAATCCACAGGTGGCTGAGGAGTATAAGAAGGCCTTTACAGGATCAGCCCGCGATGCTGCGCCGGTGAGATATCAGAATATTGAATATCCCTCTGGCACATCCATGCATCGCGATCTAGCGGATATGAAAGCGATGGGTAAAGACGCATGGATGGCCGAAGCGCAAAAAGCCGTTGATTTCAATAAAACGTATGCGCCAGATCAAGCGGCGTTGTGGCAATCAAGAATCAAGACAATGCAAAGCGTTGATCCCTCGCTGATTCAGGTCAATACGCCAAAGATGTATGAAGTGGGGATCAACGCGCACCCGGATCAGTTCCTCGATTGGGATAAGCCGCTGAGTCAACAGCATCCTGACGTGCAGGAAAAAGTTAAAGCTCTGCTCCTACCAAACGCGCAAGAGCGGTATATGAGTAGCGGAGGATTTTGGAAACCGCCTCCCCGCGACACTATGACCGGCGCTGAGGCATATCACCATATTGCTGACCGGCTCAAACAGGATGAAGGCATAGCAGGGCCAAACGTGGCATCGCTGGAACTGAAAGAAGCAGGCATCCCCGGCATCAAATATCTCGATCAGGGCTCGCGTATTACGGCAGGCGTGAACAAACTAGGCGACAACTGGTTTATTAAAGGTTCGATGACACCATACCCGACACAAGCTGCTGCCGAAAAGGCCGCCGAGGCCGCCGGGAATGTGTCGCGTAATTTCGTTGTGTTCGATGCGAAGACGATCGACATCCTGAAGAAGTATGGCCTGCTGCCCCCGGCGGTTGGTGCTACCATAGCCGCCCAGCAGCAGGCGCAGCCGAACGGAAGTGGGCAATGAATACCGCGACGAAGTTTTCGCCAAATCCGCAAGATCGACTGATCGTCGAACTCCAGAAGCGGAAAGCGGGCCTGATTGCCTATTGTCAGATCAAGCTGGAATCGGGCGACTGGCATGCCGTGCAGGATGCGGCGTCCGATATCCGCGAGATTGAAGCCAAACTGGAAATCCTGCGAGACGGCAAGTGAGAGCCCGCCTGCTCGTGGGTTTGCTCGTCATCGCCTCCCCGGCGCAGGCGCAGATCTTCTGGAGTCAGCCGAACGTCACAAGTGCGGCCGTGGCGCAAGGGTTTACCTATAAAGTGTATGTAACGTCTCCGGGTGTGACGACGCAATCCACGGCGACCCTCACGATGGTGACGTGCTCGACGACGGATACTGGTTCGCCAGTCACGGCATCCTGTCAAGCGCCCGTCACGCAGGTATCATCCATCGGCGCAACGGTGCCGGGCGCCTCGTCGCAAGTGACGGCCACGGATACGGTCAATAATTCAGCCGAAAGCGCGAAATCCGCGCCCTTTGTGATGTCGGGCTGTGCGAATCCGGCGAATGTGTCACTCACAGTCGGGTCGTGGGCGCGCACACTACCGACGGGTGGCGTCGGGCAAGTGCTGTATTCGCTACTGCAAAGTAAAAGCGATGTGACGATGGTCAGCGTGTTGTTTAATGGCGTGGAGCAGGGCCGATTGAATGGCGCACGCCTCAACGACGTCGCGGGTTCCTATTTCACGGCCACCGTGCCGGCGGGGACGTATCAACTGACCGTGCAGGCGACGGATGTGAATGGCTGCACGGCTGGCGGGGCGACGCGGCCCATGACCGTCGTGGTGCAATGAGCACAATTATCGTGGTGATCAAGAAGAAGCGCGTTACCATCGTGTCGCCGAACAAGAAACCCGGCGCCAAATCGTTGCAGATTACTAGCGGCCCGATACAGGAGCAGAATCCGATGCCTATCTCCATGAGCACCACGCAAGAAACCACCCTCACCGCCACGCCCCTGCCGAAAGGGTCAACCGTCGATGGCGTGCCCGAATGGCAGCTGTCGAATCCGGCGGTCGTGTCCATCGCGCCGGATGCGACGGGCCTCACGGCGCTCGTCAAGGGCACGGCGATCGGCGCCTGCACTGTGACGGTCATTGCCGATGCGGATCTGACGCCTGGGGTGCGGAACATTCAGGGCACGTTCGACATTACCGTGACGGCGGCTGAAGCGACGTCGATCGAGATTACGGCGTCGGAGCCGGTGCCGCAGCCCTGATGTCGCTGATGCCTGAGCCGGCAGAGATTGAACTCTCGCCGCTCATGCGGACGCGGTTGTATATGGAGCTTGGCCCCGGTCTGTGCTGTATCGGGCGCAGTGCTGAGGCCGTGCTCGAGGCGCGGGAGGCGGTGATGGAATACGAGCTATCGCACCCTGGGTACGGGGATGTCCCCGATGCCGAAGGCCCGGAGCAGGACGAGCACGAGCAGGAGCACGACGACGACGCGGATGACGACCTTGATGGGCGGGCTCATGGGGATGTAGGTTTCGACGAGGTAGAGCGCGACCCCGCAGACGATAAGGATCAGCAGTAGTTCAATCATGGCGAGAAACTAACACGGAGCAGACATGCCCGCCAAGTCAAAGGCTCAGGCCAACCTCATGCGTGCGGCGGAACATGGAGCGAATTTCGCGATGGCAAAAAAGGTGCGCTCCAGCATGAGCATGAGCCAGCTCCACGATTTTGCTGTGGGTTCATCGAAGGGCAAGCCGGCGCACGTCGCGAAGGCGAGCGGGCATCCGCACCGTAACCTCGGGAAATACCTCCATAGCAAGAAGGGCTAATGGCAGAAACAGAAGCGGCAGCACCGGACCCAAACGCGATTACCACGCACGAATCCGCGACCGGGCGCACGCTGAGCGGGATGGGCGTCACATCGGAGGCGCTGGCCGACGTGATGGAGCGGCATGAACCAGAGCCCGTCGAAGCGCCGACTGAAACTCCATCAACGCCTGCCGAGCCCGTCAAACAATCCCGTGGCCAAGCGCGATTTGCTGAACTGACGAAAGCCCGAAAGGAGGCCGAAGCGAAAGCGGCCACCTACGAGCGCGAGCTTGCGGAGCTTCGGGCGAAGGTTCAGCCTCCTACGGCACCCACCCCGCCCGCGACCGCCCCGGTTGCGGCTGCGGCCCCGGCGCCGCCTTCACCGTCTGGCCCCGAACGGGGAGATTCGGGGCTCCCTTCGGGGAACCGTCCGCAGCCCACGGAAGACGAGATCGGCACGAAATATAAAACCTACGCAGAATTCGTGCTAGACTCTGCGCGCTGGGTCGCTGAAGAGCAGCAATCCGGCATCGACGCCCGTATCCGGCAAAGCATCGAAGCGGATCGGGCCTCTCGCGACTTTCTGAACCACGCCGAAAGCACCTGGGCAAAGGGGCGGAAAGTGTATGCAGACTTCGATGCGATGCGCACGACCGGACCCGGCTCGCAAGTGCCGATGGATCATGCGAAGATTCAGGCCATCTTGCAGCATCCGCAGAGTGAGCATGTGCAATATGCGATCGTGAAGGACGGCGCCCTCGCTCAAAAGCTCGCGCAAGCGAATCCGATTGAGTTTGGAATGCTGCTCTCCACGGTGGCCCCGACGAACGGCGCCGCACCGCTGGCCTCGACGCCGACCGCCGGAACGATGACGCCGCCTGCCCCAATTCAGCCAGTGGGGTCCGGTAGCCCAACGACGCCATCCCCGTCTGCCGAAGCTGCCCGCAAGGGCGATTACGCCGCCTACAAAGCGCGGCGGGAGGCTGAACGGAAAGCGCGTCGATAAGAGTAGGGCCGCCCGATGGCGAATACGTTCCTCACCAACGATATCGTAACGTTTGAAGCGCTGGATGTGCTCGAGAACACCGACAAGGTGATGCAGCGCATCAACAGCGAGTATTCCGACCAGTTTGATTTTGGTGGGACCGTCCTCGGCCAGACGTTGAATATCCGCAAGCCACCCCGGTATCTGGGGCGTCTCGGACAGGCCGCCCAGATCGAAGCGATTACTGAGACGTTCGTGCCGCTGACGCTGTCGTATCAGCGCGGCATCGATACGCAGGTGTCGTCTCAGAACCTCGCCCTCGACATCGATAACTACCGCGAACGCGTCCTCAAGCCCCAGATCGTGCGCCTCAACAACCTGATCGACCAAGATGTCTGCAACTTGGCGCAGGGCTTGAACAACTCGGTCGGCACGCCAGGCACGACGCCGACGACGCTCACGACGTACGGACTCGCCAAGGTGAAGCTGGACAACAACGCCTGCCCGTCCGAAGACCGCTACGCCTGGCTCTCGCCCGTCGCAGATTTCACCCTGATGGACAACTTGAAGACGCTGTATAACAGCGGCAAAGCCATCAGCGCGCAGTATGAATCGGGCAGCATGACGGAATCGGGCACGCTCGGCATGGCCTGGGACATGGACCAGAACATCTACGTGCAGACCGTCGGGGCGCTCGGATCCTCGACGCCGGTCGTGGGCACAGCTCCGGCCAACGGCGCCACGACGATCAGCACGACGGGTTGGACGACGGGCACACTCAACGCGGGCGATACGATTAGCTTCGTGTCGACGACGACGCCGGTCAACCTCGTCAATCCCCAGAATTATCAGAATATGGGATCGCCGATGCAGTTCGTGGTCACGGCGACCACGAGCGATTCGGGCGGCACGATGGTGATTCCCTTTGCGCCTGCGATGTATGGTCCCGGCCAGCAGTTGCAGAACGTGACGAACCTGCCAGCCGTCTCGACAGCCGTCTATGTCTACGACACGCCGGCTGCATCGTTCTCGACCATCCTCAGCAAGTCAACCCCGTTCAACATGGTCGCCAACAAGAACTTTGGCACGCTGGCGATGGTGGATATGCCGCTGCCGGGCGGAACGGACAGGGCGTATCGGGCGGCGTCGAAGAAATCCGGCAAGGCGATTCGCTGCATCCGCGATTACGTGGCGACCACAGACCAGTGGATTCAGCGCCTTGACGTGCTGTATGGCACGGCGGTGCTGCGGCAAGAGCTGGCATGTAAAGTGTGCGGTTAGAGGCCGAGAGGTCTAGAGAGCACGTGCCCGTGAACCTCAACTTGGAGATACGAACTTGGCCTTAACTGCGACCACGCTTGCGAGTGCGAAAGCGACCAACGATGTCGTGATCAATCTGACCTCCGCGACCGGCGCCCTGCCGAAAATGCTGGCGCTGGTGGATGCCGAATGGATGCGGATCACCAGCAACGCCTTGACGCCAGTCCTTGGTGTCGTGCCCGGCTATCTCGGCTCAACGGCCGGGCCGCACGGCATCCTCGCGCCGGTCATCTACGGCGTGCAAAGCGATTTCGTGAACGTCGGAGTCGTTCCACGTGGAACGGTTACGAGTCAGAGCTTCGGCGTCAGCGGCGCCATTACCGGCCCTGGCGGCGTGGGCACCGTGCCGACCTCAGACGTGGCGATTATCTACCTGACGAAAGCGGGCGTCGGCGCAATGACGCTCGCCGCACCAGCCATTGATCAGCAGAATACGCTCGTGTTTATCAGCACGACGGCGCAGGCGCATACGATCACGATGGCGGGTAACGCCGCAGCCACAGACGTGGCGACCTTCGGCGGCGCGGTCGGCAATAGTTGCACGATGAAAGCATCTAACGGCGTCTGGGCCTGCGTGGCACAGAACGGCGTCACGGTGGCCTAATGGCACTCGTATCCACGACGCTCGCCCTCGCCAAAGCGGCCAATGATAAGACGCTGAAGTTGACGTCCGCGACCGGCATCGCGAACAAAATGATCATCCTCTGCGAAGATGAATATTTTCGCGTGACGGATGTCACGGTGTCACCGACCATCGGGGTCGTGCCCGGCTACAACGGCTCGATCTCACTGCCGCACGAAAACGGCGCCCCGGTCTGGTATGGGCTAACCAGTGAGTTTCAGCAGACCTATCAGATCGGCCCGGCGTTTAATCAGATTCTCAATTCGGCCGTGAGTGTGGCGAGTGTCACCTCCTCAACGGGCTACGCGGCGGATACCTATCTGGCGGGATCCGCGATTCCGGTCGGGCCGGGTGTCATCCAGAATGGCATGCGCTTCACCTGTGTCTTCGACATGGTGAAGACGGCGGCAGGCACCGCGGCGGCCACCGTCATCGTGCGGTATGGCACGCTCGGGACCGTGGCCGATCCGGCGATTCTGACGTTTACCTGGGGCGCAGGCACGGCGGCCGTGGATACTGGCACCTTTACGGTCACATCGCATATCCGCCTCGGCGGCACGGCCGCGATTATGGCCGGCACATGTGTCTGTAGTCATGCGCTGGCGGCGACGGGCCTTGTGGCGACCGGCGCCTCTGGGAATGGTCAGTTGTCCGTGGTGTCGTCGGCCTTTGATTCGACGCCGGGCGGATTCCTGGGCGTCTCGTTCAATGGCGGCACCAACTTCGTGGGCACGAACACGATTGTGGAATCGGAGCTGAAGGGCTACTAATGGCACTGAATGCTGAACTGCTCGCAGAAATTCGGGCGGCGATTGCAGACGGCTCGCTGAACACGGCGGATCTGCAAGGCGGGCGCTCACCGTTCCGCCCGCGGCAGTTGCATGATCTGCGACTGCTGCCGACGAAGGACGACCCGCGGCCCACGTTCTTCTGGTCGGTCGAAGGGCCACGCAACAACCCGGATGCCGGCAAGACGTTTCCCTATCCGCGCCTGCTCTGGAGTGCTGACGGCGAAGAGATCACCGTGCAGAGCGAGCCGGAACACAAACGGATGCTGGCGCAGGGCTTTCTCGAGATGGACCCAGGCACGGCCGTTGTGGATCAGTCCGAGACGATTCGCCTGATGCTCGAGCGATTGAGCCCCGCGGATCGCGCGCTGGTCATCGATGGGCAGAAGAAAGCCCGCATGAACGCGATTCAGGAACAGATGGCTGAACTCTCGGCCGAAGACTTGGAAGCTGTGCTGGCCTCGTTTGAGCCGAAGAAGGCGAAGAGCGCGTAATGGCTCAGGAAGCCGTGCCCGTCATCATGATTCCGGTGGGCTGGATGAAGTGTATCGCCTGCAGCGATTACAAACGGCATCCCGGCAAGATGTGGCTGGGCTATAACCGGCTGACCGGGGAAGACCTCACGATCGACTGTCCGAAATGCAACGGGACAGGGCAGGTTGAGCGGTTGAAGTGTCTGGACGCGCGCACGGGGCAGGAAATCGATTACGAACGGCCGGGCCAGACGTTTGTCATGGCTGGCGAACTGTCATCGCAGTAAAAGGAGTCTCCCGTGGCTGACCGCACCTATACGATTTCCGTCGACAACCAGACCGTGGTGGCGGCGCCGCAGTTGGTCTTCATGAATCCGTCAGCCGGCGGTGCCTCGGTGCCCGGCTACGAAATTCTCCGCGCATGGGTCAGCCAGCGGGCCAATGCGACCAGCGCCCAACAGGGGGTTGCCCTCGGCACGAAACTGACTGTCTTTCCGACCGTGGTCAGTGCCACGCCCGCGAAGACCTCGCTGGGCCTGCCGACTGCCAACCTCGTGGGCGGCACGTCAGGCGCCGCGGGCACCTGCGGGGTCAACAGCTCGGCCAACGGTGGCGGCACGGAAGTCAAAATCTATTGGGACAACTTCAACGTGCTGAACGGCTGGCTCTGGGTGCCCACGCCGGCCGAAACGATGCTGGCGATGCCGGGCTGCACGTCGGGCAACTTCCTCCAGTTCACGTCGACGCCATCAACGCTCACGGCGTGGTCGTGGGGTGTGGCGTATCGCGAAATCGGTTAATCCCTCTGGGTGCCCATCGGTTCCGGGCTGATGGGCACCTATCAAATCCGGCAGACGCGCAGTCACGTTGCGGACCCCGTCTTTGCGCCCGATCTCACAATGGATTTCGGGAATGTCCAGCAAACAATAGATGGGTTTGGCGCCTCAGATGCCTATCTGGGCTTTGTCCCGCTGACGGATGCCTGGGCGGATTTGTTTTTTCTCAATGGCCCAGGTCAGATCGGCCTGACATTTCTGCGCACGGATATCGCCAGCGATGGCACCCTCTTCCGTGGCGCCTATTCCAATCTGACGAAGGCGGCGGCACGCGGGGCGCTCATTTGGGCCACGCCTTGGACCGGCCCGGCGGCGTGGAAAGACAATGGCAGCGAAACCGGCGGCGGTCATTTACTCGTCATCAACTATGACGATTGGGCGACACGTCTCGCGGGCTTTCAAGCGAATATCGTCATAAATGCGGGCGTTACGCTCTATGCGCTCTCGATTCAAAACGAGCCAGATTTTACGGCGTCGTATGAGTCGATGCTCTATACGACCGCTGAAATGACGAACTTCGTCAAGGTGCTGGGGCCGAAATTGGCGGCGCTTTCTCCTCGGCCTCGGTTAATTCTGGCGGAGCCGGCCGCCGCCTCGCTCAATCCTGGCTATGTCAGCGCGGTACAAGCCGATGGCACGGCCGCGCCGTATCTCGATATTTGCGCCTGGCATCAATATGGCGGCACGACATCGGCCATTGCTGGGCATACGAACTGGCAAACGGAGATGTCGTCCTTCGAAGCCTTCGACGGCAGTATGGCGAATGCGCTCACTGTGGCCGGCTGGATTCACGACTGCATCGCAAATAGCCAAGTCAATGCGTGGCATTGGTGGTGGATTTATGGCCATGATGCGTCGAATCAAGGCTTGATTGGCGATAACAACGATATTGTGCCGACTACGAAACGGTTTTTCGTGATGGGGAATTTCAGTAAGTTTGTGCGGCCGGGATATGTGCGCGTCGGCACGTTGGGAACCGTCAGCGGTGTATCACTCACGGCGTATCGCAATCCGAGCAACGGACAGTGTGTGCTCGTGGCGATTAATACCAATGGCACGACCGTGACGAAACAAGTGGGATTGCTGGGGCTCGGCTCGACGCCGCCGACGATGACGCCGCACCTCACGGATGCCTCGAATAATCTCGTGACATTGTCGACCGTGCCCGTCGTGCGCAATATCTTTACGGCCAGTCTCGCGCCAAATAGCGTGACGACGTTTACAGGGACCGGCGTCTAATGCTGTATTACCTGCGGACGACGCGCGGCCGTGGCGCGGTGCCCTTCGTGCCTACATTTCTCGAAACATTCAGCCAACCTTCGGCCACGCGGGGGAGGGCCGGCGATCTGGACCCGACAATCTGGGGCGTGGGCCGGCTGACCGCGAATGGCATCAGCACCGATCGTGTGAATAAGACGCGACCCGCAACGATTCCAGCGGCCTGCCGTGCGACGTTTGCCGGAGGGACCAGCGTCTACCCGCCAGATGATTCCCTCATCTGCGATGGCACCTCGACGAATCCAGGGACGCTCATGTCAGGTATTGTGATCCAGAACTACGGGAATCACAGTTATATGATCCGGCAGCCGTTCGATATTGCCGGCCGTGCGGGGTCGATTCGATTCGATGTGGATGCGGTCTGTGGCAATGCGCTGTGGACATATATCCAAATGGATTTTACGGATGAACCCGTGCCCTGTCCATCGTTTCACATTGTCGATAATGATGAAACGGGACCATTGCCGAAAAACGGGCTCGCGCTCTCATGGTCTGATACAGCGACCGGCTATACGACGATCGGGACGGCGCATGTCTATACGACCTTCGCGAAAACGGTACTGAGTCCGACCGTCACGGTCACAGGCACGAGCCGGCCAACCGTATTACAAGACAAGCTGAACAGGATCGAAGTGCGCCTGTCGACGACGCTGGTCGAGGTGCGCATGTCGGACTATTCGCCGGACGGTTTCACATTCAGCAATTTTCGTTTGATCTATTCGGCGCCCATGACCTTACCATTTACGCGCGGGTATGTGCATCTTGGCGCGCGGAATCATGCGTCCGTGAAATATGCTGCCGCGTCCGCCAGCCATGTCTATCATTGGGATAATGTCAGTTTTGACGGCCCGCTGTTGTCGGCGCCTCGAGCCTATGAGATTCCAGACAATACGACCAGTGGCACCTCAACGGATACGACGGAGAATGATTATCCCTATACCTATCGCAATCTCGGCTACGAGGTTTCGGATGGGACCAACCGCGCCGTGGGGGTGTGGAGTCCAACGGCGCTCATTAGCCCGCTGACGTTTACGGGGACTGTGAATCTCTCTGGAATGTCGTCGGCGCTGCTGACGCTCAATCTCTTCGTGCAGACCGTCGCGACCACCCCGGATACGACATGGGGGCTAAAATACAAATTCAATGGCGGCACATTTCGCACACGTCTCTTGACGTCAGACGAAGTCTCGATGCTCATTAACGACGCCGGGTGCGGCGGGTATTTATGCCTCGCCATTCCGATTACGTTTGCCGATTTGACGAGCGGGACGAATACCGTAGACTTTAGCGGCGTGAATCTCCCGATGGGCTATCCGCCGCTCGTCCAAAACATCGATCTCCTGTTGTCCCCCTAATGGCGATCGCCAAGGTACAGGACGTCTACCGCGATGGGTTCCAGAACCTAACCTCGGCTACGAGCGGGACGCTGGGCGCCACGCCGACGAGTGGGAATCTGCTCTGGGCGCTGTTTTTTACGGACAGCCAACCGCATACGATCACTCATCCAAGCGGCTGGACGGCGCTGCCGCAACTGAACTACTCGCCGGGCTCATATAGCGTTGTCGTGGCCTACAAGGTCGCTGGCGGCGCTGAGCCGACCTCCTATACGTGGACGTGGACGACCAACACGAGCACGACCACGATCTATCTGTCGGAATGGTCTGGCACTGACGGTACTACGCCGATTGATGTCAACGACAGCGCATGGACGGATTTCGGCTTTAACCCCTCGTCTCCGCTCGCGATTCCGTCCATTACCACTGTCACCAATGGCGCGGTGCATATCATCGCGCTGAACAACCAGCACCAGAACCAAGGGTATACCGCCCCGACTGGCTATGTGAGTGAAACGGGGAACGTGGCGGCCTGGGTGGCGTTCTCAAAAACGATCAGCACGGCTGGCGCGACGGGGACGGTCAACGTCACATCAGCCCTGTTCTGGTATGAGTCCTTTTCCTTTGCCATGCGGCCGACGAGTGGGGCGCCGCCGGTCTTTGTGCCGTATCAGACGTATATGGTGGGTATTCTGACGCAATAGCATGGCCTTTTTCTATCCGCCGACTCCGCCTTCACAAGGATCGGCCAGTTATGCGCCGCCGATTCCGCATGAGCCGCAGCCCTCAACGGGCGATCAGCCCCCGCTGCGTCAAGTGCAGGCCACATTGGCAATGGTGGCCGTGTTGGCGGCATGGCCGACATCCTTAGAACCACGCCTGCAAGCGCCGAACAATCAGCAGAACAAGATCGCGCCGCTGACCCTCGTCTATGGGCAGCAACCGCCGCCGCGCCAGACCTATCGACTTGCAACGACAAATTGGGCACCTGATACGTGGCCGGCGCAGAAGCCACCCATAAATGCCGCCGTCATTCCCCCGCCGACTGGTGCATCGACGTTCTTGCCGGCTGTTCGATTGCCGGGCAGCCTCCTGTCGGCGTGGTATGACGCGATCGATATTGAAGTTGTTACGACGTGGACGATTGCGCCAGATAATCCAGATCAGCCTCCGGTCGTTGGCCCGACCACGCCAACGGAGATCGCGATCCAGCGAGCTTGGACGCAGGATTGGCCCGCCCAGCATGCGCCCACGCTCATTGCGACGTTCCGCACGGGCGATCTGCCGCCTCCCGTGCGGCAATCACTGGTGGGCTCATGGCCGCTCGGATGGGCGCAGCCGCAAGCACTCATCTCACTCGTGCAGCCGTCCAGTGGGGATCAACCGTCTCCGCAAGGCCCGCTATCGGCATCTGAACTTGCCCAGATCTGGCTGACATGGCCACAGACATGGTCGGCGCAATCGCGCCCCATCGCTGTTGTGCAAACGACTGCATCAGCGCCGAGCATCGGGCCACTGACATCGACTGATCGCGCGATTGTGCAGGCGTGGCCGATCGGCTGGAGTCAGCCACAGCGTTTAACGACCCTCGTGCAGCCGTTGACGGGCGATCCGCCGCCAATCCAAGGCCCGCTCAGCGTCACCGATCTTGCCATTCAACGGTCATGGCTCACGGATTGGCCGGCTCAGAGTCCGCCTAAACTCGCGGCATGGTTCGTGCCGCCGCCGGTCAATCAACCTACGCCTATTGGGCCGATGGGCGAGATCAATCTGTTCCTCACTATTGGGACGTGGCCGACGTCATGGGCCGCGCAGTCACGGCCGATCGTGGTTGTCCAGCCCTCGACGGGTAATTCACCGGGGCCACAAGGACCAGCCACCGCCGCCGAACTATCGGAGCTGGTCAACGCATGGCCGACGGCGTGGCCTGCGCAGGCCCGCCCCGTGGTCGTGGTGCAGGGCCAAGGCGCCCCGCCGAGTATTGGCCCGCTCAGCGCCTCCGATATCTCGGAGATAGTCGGTTCATGGCCGACAGCGTGGGCCGCGCAGCGGCGGCCGATTGCCGTGATTCAGCCGTCGCCAGGGACGCCGCCGGCGCCATCATCATTCCTGTCGGTCACGGAAACGATCGTCCTCGTCAGCCAGTGGGCGCAGGCCTGGCCGGCGCAACACGCGCCGACGATGATCGCCACGCTGCCGACGGGCACGGCCCCGGCGCCGGCCATGCCGCTGCGTGGCGCGAATCTCAGCACCATCATGCTGCAATGGCAACCGAACTGGTCGGCGCAATCCGTGAAGCCGCGCCGGAATGACAGCGCCATTGTGCATTTCAAGCCCGAATGGGCGGCGAACAGCAATCAGCTCCTCGGGCCGTCGAAGTCACAGCCGGAGACGCACTAAGGTGTTACACTACACGCGCTTTCATGGTTAAAGGGGTCGCCGGTCAAGTGATTGGCGCGGAAATGCTTGACGTCGGCAACGGCTCCCCCTTCGCGGGCGTCGTAACCGTCTATGTGACGGGCGACGGGGGCACGCAGGCGCTGGGACTCGGGTCCATTCAGGTGGAAGGCAACGGCTTGTATAACTATTTCCCCACGGCGGCCGAAACGAACTATACCCTCGTGGCGTTTACGTTTACCGGCCCAAATGCCATTGCCGTGACGATGCAGGTGGCGACGGTGCCGAACGTCATCATCCCGCCGAAGCAGCGGATCGCCTGATGCCCATCCATTCCCAACGGTCCTACGAAGGCGTCATTCTCATTGACCATCGGAATTCCCCTGGCACGCCGGAGGTGCCAGAGGGTCGCACGTTTGAATCCGCCTTGCATGTCTGCAATCACTGCCAGCGGAACGTCATCCTGAACCCCAGTCGCACGGTGCCGCTCGGCCGATGCCCGAAATGCGCCCGCTATATCTGTCGCGCCTGCGAAGCGACCTACCACGCCACCAATGCCTGCTTCACAGTGCAGGAGCTGATCGACGCCTGCGGCGACGGCAAATTAGACCTCGTGCTTGATAAAAGGAGATCGCTCTAATGGCTCTGCGCACCTTCACCTTTACCACATTCACGCCGACGAACACGGCCGATACCAGCACGATGGCCAACGCCACCTATATGGCCATGAAGGGCGGCAGCGGCACGCAGCGCTGGGCCATTGAAGAACTCTACATGGGTGGGCAGGCGTCTGCCTCGTCCATCAATGACATGGTGTTGGCGCTGCACTCGACGATTGCCGTCACGCCAACGGCGCTCGCCGCACCAGCTGCCGATCGTCCGCTCGATGGCTCGGCCAGCACACTGGCTACCGTTGTGGTGACGTTCACGGCGGCCAGCACCGGGCCGCAGCGGCTGACGCAGGGCTATCTCCTGACGCCGTCCTACAACGCTTTCGGCGGCATTGTCAGGCTGAACTACAGCAACACCCAGGCGCGGCCAGTCGGGCTGGGGAATACGGCCAGCTTGGGCGAGATGTCGCTCTCGGCAAAGAACGACACGGGCACCTCCGGGGCCATGTCAGCGCACATCCTCTACGAGCCGTTTTGACCCCCATGCGCCTCGCCGCGGTGCTGGCGCTGCTGGCCTTGGCGGGGGCGCAGGCCGCGCCGTCCACTCCGGGGCAAGTCATTATCCGCCCGGAAATACCGGCGCTGACCACCCTTGCGCCGACCTCCGGTCTGGTGGGCAGTTCGGTGGTCCTCACGGGCAACAATTTCGGCCCGGCTCAGGAAAATAGCCTCGTCACGTTTAGCGGCGCCCCGGCGGTCACGATCGCCTGGTCGAACACCTCTATTACGGCGCTCGTGCCACCGGCAGGGACGACAGGGCCGGTCGTGGTCGTGCGCGGCGGCGTGTCGACAGTCGGTCTGCCATTTACGGTTATCCCTTCACCGCCGCCCACGCTCACGAGCCTGACGATCACGAGTGGCCCGGTGGGCACCCCGCTGACGGTAATCGGCACAAACTTCGGCGCGACACAGGGCACCTCTGTGCTCACCTTTAACGGCATCGTGGCCACGCCGACCAGTTGGAGCGCAACATCGATTGTGACGACGGTGCCGGTCGGCGCGACGACCGGGCCGGTGCATGTCGTGGTGCTCGGCCAGACGTCCAATAACCTCACGTTTACTGTGACCGTGGCGCCTGTGCTCACCAGCCTAAATCTGAACTCCGGCCCCATCGGCACACCCGTGACGCTCACCGGGTTGCATTTTGGCGCGGTGCAGAATTCCAGTCTGGTGTTCTTTAACGGTGTCCCGGCGACGTCCTATGCGGCATGGTCTGATACCTCCGTAACGACGGCAGTCCCAGCCGGCGCGACGACCGGGCTGGTCACGATTCTCGTGCTGGGCGTGACGAGTAACGGGATTACGTTTACGGTGACAACTGGCGGAAGCACATTTGTCGCCGCCAGTTGCAATTGGCAAGATGTCGTCAATGCGGAAAACCTCGCCTATGCGGCGGGCCATACATCGCCGGCGACGGTCATCATCCCGGCGGGCACCTGCACGGACTGGCCCGCCCATGCCTCGGCCGGTGCTCCATTGATCTCGACCGCTGATGGATGGCCGGTGACATTGCAGGGCGCAGGCGGCACGGCCACAACGATCGACGTGACGGCGGCAAATGGGCAGACTGCGCTCTATATCAACGCCGCAGTCGGGGCGCGCGTCACGGGGATTCGGTTCCTCTGCGGGCAAGTCAAGTTCAGTGGATCGGGCGTGCGGATCGACCACAACACATTTGAATGTCATCAGCATAACGTCAGCGTCTATACGGCCGGCGTCTATGCGACGAACACGAATGCTTCAGGGGCCAATCAGTTGTCCGCGCCACTGAAAGGGCTTATCGATAACAATCACTTTATTGATATGCGCGTCCTCGTTTTCCGTTTCGGCGCGGATGGCAATATCTCTGAAAATGGTGGGGCGACGGTGTGGTCAGACGCACTCGGCCTCGGTACCGATGATGCCGTGTATGTGGAAGACAATGACTTTCACATGGAATCATTTCAGAATGCGATCGATTGCGAATTTGCCGGAAAGTTCGTGTTCCGATACAACACGGTTGTTGATACGTATCTAGAAATGCATCCGGCCCGCGGACAGGCGCGTGGCTGTCGGAAGTGGGAAATCTATAACGATACGCTCACGCAATCAGTGCTCAGTGTGGCGCAACCGTTTTCTATTCGTGGCGGCACTGGCGTGATGTTTGGCACACGATGGACCGGAACGTTTGGCGATGGGAATGGCCAGCTCGCTATTGTGCGGGCCGTCGAAAACCTCGGGCCTGGGACGTGGCTGGGGTGTGACGGGACGTCGCCCTGGGATGGCAACCAAGACGCCACCGGATGGCCCTGTCTTGATCAACCCGGACGCGGCGGAGATTTTGGCACGCCATTCAATGGGAGTCCGCCGCCCTATTCGCCGCCCCCGCAACTCTCCGTACCCGCCTATTTCTGGGATAACCTTATGAACGGCGCGCAACTGTCGGTCGTGCCGCACGATGCGCCGAGCGCGGCGCGGCTGATGATCAATCGCGATTATTTTGTGAGTCCATCGACGGCCATGCCTGGCTATACGCCCTATACGTATCCGCATCCGTTGCAAGGCCCGCCCACACTGACAAGCCTCAGCACGACGTCTGGCCCGGTGGGCACCACGGTCACGCTCACGGGACGCAGTTGGGGCGCCCGGCAAAATGCCTCCGTCGTGCGCTTCAACGGCTCCGCGGCAACCGTGACCGCCTGGTCGACCACGTCGATCACAGTGACGGTGCCTGTGGGCGCAACCACCGGAGCCGTCACGGTGACGGTCAACGGCACGCCGACGAATGGCATGACCTTCACGGTGATGTAATGGCGACCTTCTACGTCGCGACGACGGGCAATGATGCGAATAGTGGCACGTCGCCCGCCCTCGCGAAGCAAACCGTGTCCGGCGGGCTCGCCGTGCTCGCGGGCGGGGATACGCTCATCATCGGCGCCGGCACCTATAACGACGCCATCCTGAACAACGTGCCATCTGGCAGTTCATGGGGGGCGCCCACGACGATCCAGGCGGCGACGGGCGCGACGGTGTGGCTGGCGCCCACGAGTGGCGCCTGCGTGATTCAATTCGATCAGACGCAGCAATTTATCCAATTCGTCGGCATCAATGTCGATGCCACGCGGGGGATCACGCAGGGGTGTATCTATCTGCGCGGGTGGACCGGCGGCAATCCGCATCATATCCGCTTCTCGGGCGGGGAATATGTCGGCCCGATCAATGGCGTGATCAACGAAGGCAATGCGGCGTTTAATACGTTTCAATGCACCTCAGAAATTGCCGGTCTGACGGGCCATTGCGAATATCTCAATTTGACGGTGCATGGCGGGGGCGATGCTGGCGATTATTCGGCGGCGTTTTTCCTGAACACCTCCGACAACGTGGTCGATCACTGCAACGTTTATGACACGAGCGGTGTAGGGATTTACTTTTACAGTGTCTTTGGCGCGAATAACAACATTGCCAGCAATAATGTCGTGCATGACATTACGCGATCGGGAAGTGACTACATCGTGGGTATTGATGTCGGCGCAGGCACGGGCGCACAGGTCTATAACAACGTGGTCTATCGCCTGACCGGCCTCAACGCGGGGAGCAATGCCGCCATTTATACAGAGAGTGGCACGGGGTCCGTGCTCATCTATCAGAACACTATTACGAATAATACGATGTTTGGAATCCATACCACATCTGGCACGTTTGGGCACGTGCTCGAAAATAACATTGTGTATCTGAATACGCCGGTCAATGTGGTCAATGACTCGGGCGCCTCGGACGTGACGAACCTCGTGGGCGTCAATCCGGTCTTCGTGAATCCCTCCAGCGACAATTATCAATTGACGGTCGGCAGTCCGGCGATTGATGCAGGCACGACGAACGCCTACACGACCGACATTCTAGGCGTGACACGGCCGCAAGGCTCGGCGTTCGATATTGGCGCGTATGAATTCGTCGTGGGTCCCGCGCCTAATGACCTCTGGGCGGCGAGTGTGATGTAGATGGCGACGATCTTCCGCGCGCCGCTCATCACGGCGATTGCGGCCTTATCGACGACAGCCGCCAATAGCGCACAGTTGCCGCCGACTTGGAACCTTCTCTTATTTCCATCCGGCCCCGCGCAGCAACCCTTTTACTTTCATCATCAATGGCCGACCCCCGCCCAATTGGGCCAGCGGCCATCTGGGCTGCATCATTATCGGCCAGAGATCGGACCCAAGGACGATCCACGTAAGCAACGCGATTGGCCCGTGCCGTCCGCACCGGGCGCCTTGATGCGGGACGATGTGCCTCGCAATCTCTTGTTATTACCCCCACCGCTGTCGATCGGTGATCCCGTTAAATTGCGTGACTGGCCCACGCCCGCCAGACTTCCCTTAAAGCCGGATACGCACCTGTTTTATTACATGCAGGATCAGACGAGTCCTGCCTTCATTCAATATGACTGGCCGAAGGCGCCGCAATTGCCGACGGTGGATACGCCGCCGATTCGGAATCCGATCGTGTTTCCCGTCGTGATCATGGTGCAAGACCCATTTAAACAGCGAGATTGGGTCAATCCCGCCATTTTGAAATCGGCATTCGTCACCGATCCCTATAATTTCAATGTGTTTCTGCCGGCTCCCCAAGGCCAAGCGAAGCATCAGCACGACTGGCCGAACCCGCAGGGCGCCAAATCGCAGCAGGGGAGCCATACGCTCAATGATCTGGGCCTGCTCTCGCTGCCCATCTTTAAGCCGGTCAAGCCGCTGGACTGGCCGAACCCCAAACCAGTGCCCCAATCAGCGCAGGCCCGCAACGTGCGGGAGCCCAGCGTCTCAATCTTGCTGGTGCAGCGATTTAAGCCGGAATGGGCGGCCGATAGTAACCAGCTCCTTGGCCCCACGCGAACCCAGCCGGAAACGCACTGAGGGTGTAGACTACACGCGGATTCCTCATGGTTATTAACCAGCCAGGACAAGTGATTGGCGCGCAGATGGTCGATGCCTCGACGGGCCTCGATTATGTCGGCGTCGTCACGGTCTACGTCACGGTGGATGGTGGCGTCCAGGCGATTGGTAGCGTCGGGGCGGGCATCTGCACGGCGGAAGGGCATGGGTATTACACCTACCGGCCCTCGCAAGCCGAGACGAACGGCGCCCTGATTGCGTTTACGTTTACGGGCCTCGGCGCCGTCTCCGCCTCGATTCAGGTGGCCACCACGGCGGCGGCGACCCCAGCCTCAGGCGTCTTCGCGCTGGCCTATACGGTGCGGTCCCTCATCACGGATGCGCTGGTGGAGATCGGCGTGCTTGAGCCGGGCGAACAGGCCAACGCCGGCCAGATTGCCCTCGGCCTGCGGCGCGTGCAGACGATGATTGATACCTGGGCGGCGGATCGGCTGACGCTCTCGCTGCAGCTCCAGACAACCTTTGTCTGGCCCGCCTCGACGTCCAGCGTGCTGGTCGGCATCGGGCAGACGGTCAACATTGACCGGCCGATGTGGATCAATGCGATTAGCTTTCTCATTCCCGGCTCATCGCCCGCCATCGAAGTGCCGATCGGGATGATGGACGAGGATGCGTTTTCGTCGCTGTCGATTAAGGGCTTGCCGTCTGCGCTGCCGACCCAGAGCTTTTACCAAACGAATCTGGCCGATGCGCACGGCACGTTGTTTCTGTGGCCGCAGCCGCAGAGTCTGAGCATCGTGCTGTATACGCCGCAAGCCGTGGGTGTCCCGGCCAGCCTCGATAGTATTCTCCAAGGCCCGCCGGGGTATCAGGACGCGTTCCTCTATCAACTCGCCTTGCGCTTCTGTAGTCCCTTTGGCGTGCAGATTCCGCCCCTATTGCCTCGGATGGCCAGCGCGGCCTTTGAGAACATGAAGAAGCCGAACGTCGACCCGGGGGCGATGTCGATCGATCCGGCCCTCGTGCCGGGCCTGGGCGCGGGCTGGAATTACCTCACGGGCAATACGACGACCTCGAACCGATAAGGAGCAGCGATGGCCAGTCCCGTCCTCGTCAATGGCACGTCCGGCCTGCTGGCCACGGCGATCTTTGTCAGTGGGCCGTGCAAGATCTTCGATTACGACATTTATAACGCGGCTGCCGCGGCCTCGTATGTCAGCTTTTACGATACGGCGATCGCGCCGACCGTGGGCACGACCGTGCCGAAATATCAGGTCGGCTTGGCCACGCTGGCCAGTAAGACACTCGGCGTGCAGGACGGCGGCGGCCTGTATTTCAAAGATGGCCTGTGGATGGCGGCAACGACGACGGCGGCCGGCTCCAGTGCGCCCGCATCCGCGCTGACCGTGAGTCTCGGATTGTCGTAAATGCCCCAGTATCCCGGCTTCCTCGGCCCGTCGTATCAAAGCCAATCGTATATGGCCGATGCCGAACGCCTGATCAATCGCTATGTCGAGTTGAACGAATCGCAGACGGCCCCAACGCCGGGGGCGCTCCTTCAGTGTCCCGGCTTTGAATTGATTGTGGCCCCCACGGCGAATTTCGGCGGCGGGATGTTTTCCCTCGGCGAGCGGACGTTTTTCGTCACGGGGTTTACGCTCTACGAGCTCGTCGGCAATACCGCCGTGCAGCGTGGCATCATCGAACGCAACGCCTCGCCCGTCACGTTCATGTCCAACGGGGATGCTGGGAATCAGCTCGGCCTGACGAGCGGTAATCAGTTTTATGTGTTGGACCTGATCACGAACGTCTTTCAGAATCCGACCACGCTGGGCGCCACGATGTGCGGCTTTCTGGATGGGTTTGGCGTCATTCTCGATGCCACCTCTTCTACCCTGCAAGTGACGGCATTCGAGAATTTCCTGAGTATCGACCTCGGAAACATCCAGCAGCGCACGGACGGCAGCGACCCCTGGCGGGCTCTGTATGTCGTCAATCGTCTGATCTATCTGCTCGGGGATCACACCTCAGAAGTCTGGTATGACGCCGGGACGGCGCCGTTTCCCTTCGCCTCGATTCAAGAGGCGTTTATGCAGACGGGCACGGCCGCCGCGTTTTCGGGCGCGCGGCTGGATAAGTCGCTGATCTGGCTCTCGCATAATGAGCAGGGCCATGGGCAGGTAGTGTCGGCCTCTGGCTATACGCCCAGCCGCATCAGTACACATGCCGTGGAAGCGTCGATCGCGACGTATGGCGATCTCTCGGATGCCGTGGCATTCAGTTATCAGGAGAACGGCCACACCTTCTATGTGCTGACGTTCCCCAGCGCCGAACGGACCTGGGTGTTCGACCAAGCCACGAGCCTGTGGCACGAACGGTTGTATTGGGATACGCGGCAGGCACAATGGCTGGCCTATCGGCCGATGTTCTTCGCCCATCCCGATCGGAATCTGGTGCAGGACCGCTTAACGGGGGCGATCTACCGGATGGGCACGGATTTGTTTACCGATGTGGACGGCGCGGCGATTCGTCGTCTACGGCAGCCGCCGCGATTGTCGTTTGACCAGAAGCGGTTCACGACGCATGCGATCCAACTCGTGATGGACGTCGGCCAAGGCGTGCAGCGCGGGCAAGGCTCGGACCCGCAGATTATGCGGCAGACCTCGAAGGATGGCGGGCAGACATGGGGTAATGAACAGTGGGCCTCGAGCGGGGCCATTGGCGCCTTTGATACGCGGGTGCGCTGGACGCAGTGCGGGCAGGCGCGCAATCGGGTCGACCGCTTCATCGATACAGATCCCGTGCCGTCGCGCTGGGTCGATGCGTTGATTGATGTGAGCGTGGGACCGTCATGATTACGCCGTTTCCGCAACTGACGGCGCCGCTCGAGGGCCATCTCCTCAGTTATCCGTGGGGGCAGTGGTTCACGGGACTACGCGCGGCCGTGAATGGCACGCCGGGCAACTCGGCGCCTGTGACGTTTGCGAACCTCCCGCAGCCGGTGGCTGGTATGGTCTTCGTCGTGACAGATTCGACGGTTAATACGTGGGGCAGCGTCGTGGCCGGTGGTGGGGCGTTGACGGTTGGCGCCTTCTATAACGGCACGAATTGGACGGTGTGCGCCAAATGACGACGCTGGCCACGGCCGTGCGGAGCGCGATTACCTACCGACAGGCGGGTGAGCCTGACGTGCCGGAGATCGTCGCCTTGTTGCGCGAGTTTGTGACCTCGACCAAATACCGGGAATACATCGGAGAAAGTGCGGAGGCCCTAATGCGCTTCCTCAATAGCCTGATGAATCGGTGCGATGCGGCCATCTTCGTGGCGGAACGCGACGGCATCATCATGGGCACGATTGGCGTGCTGGGGTATGTCCATCCCATGAGCGGGAAGGTAGTTGCCGGCGAACTGTTTTGGTGGCTCAATCCGCAGGACCGCGGCGCGGGGGGCTGGCTCTTGCGGCGGGCGGAGAAGTGGGCGAAAGCGTATGGCGCGCAGTCGCTGCAGATGATTGCGCCGTCGGATAATCCGCGCGTCGGGGCGATGTATGAAGCCCTCGGGTATCAGGCCGTCGAAACGGCTTATCAGGTGAAGCTATGAGCGCATTGACCACGGCAGCGATTATCGGGCTCACGGCGGCCTCAGCGGGCGCTGGCGTGGCTGAAGCGGCCATTAAAGGACACCAGACGGGCAAGGCGGTCGATGCGCAGACGGCCGCCGCGAACAAGGCGCTTGGTGTGCAGCAACAGGTCTATGGTAATCAGCAGCAGGCGGCAGCGCCCTATCAGCAGGCCGGCCAGATGACGCTCGGGCGTCTCGGGCAAATGGCCGCGCAGCCAGCGAACCAGTTCAGCCCGGCGAACTACCAGCAAGGCGTGCCCAAGCCGAACCTGCCGCAAATGCCCTCGCAGCAGATGCCGTCCATGGGGGCGCTCGGCCAGCCGCCTGGACAGCCCATGCCGGGGATGCCGACGCCGGGCGGACAGGGCGACACCGTCACGATTCAGACGCCTGATGGGCGGACCTTGCAAGGGTTCCCGCGGGCACGGATTCAGGAAGCGATGCAGCGCGGCGCGAAAGTGCTGGGTTAAATGGCCGATTGGTTCGATCAGCAACTCCAGACCATTACGGGCGACCAAGCTACCGCTGGATCGCCGGCGCCAGCGGTCAACCAGCAGGGCCAACAGCAAGGCATGCAGCAGGTGGCCACGGCGCCCGATGGCGTGCCCGTGTATTCGAGCGGCGGGCAATACTTCACGAAGAACGCTGATGGCAGCATGACGCAGCAGTTTCAGGGCGGGGCGCCCTCCTGGCTGACGCAGCAGACCGGCGGCGGGCAGCAAGGCGGGGGCATGCCGGCGGGGATCGATCCGCATCTGGCGCAGCTCTATCAGCAATACGGCATTACGCCGGGCGGCAGCGGGTCGGGCCTCGGCGATTGGCAATACTGGCAAGGGCAGGCGCTGAACAACGCCAACGGGGACTGGTCCTATATCACGGGGCGCCTCGGGTCCGACCTTGCCGGGCAAGGACCGGATACCGGTGGCAAAGGCGCGGGTGGCGGCACGGGCACCATTGCGAACCCCACCGTTCCGCAGGCTGGGCAGAACTTCCAGAATGCGCAGCAGCAGGGGCCGTATCAAGCGCCTGGCGCCTATACGCCGCAGCAGATCCAGCAGCCCGGCAATGTGACGCCGCAGCAGGTCACACCACAGCCAACGGCCGCGCCGGGGACGATTACGCCGCAGCAAGTGCAAGGGCCACAGGCGTTGCAGGCGCAGACATTGGCGAACCCCTCCGGCTTCCAAGCGCCGACGCAAGCGGACCTTCAGAACAATCCGCAATTCCAATACGCCCAGCAGCAGGCGATGCAGGCGCTGGTCAACTCAGGCGCGGCGAAGGGCGTGGCGCGTGGGTCGAATACGTGGAAGGCGCTGCAGGACCAAGCGGCGAATCTGGCCAGCCAGCAATACCAGCAGGTCTACAACAATGCCCTGCAAGGCTACCAGACGAATACGCAGAACACCTTGAACTATAACCAAGCGAATCAGGGGAATCTCGCACAGGCGTATGGGCTGACGAACCAGTATCAGCAGCAGGCCGCCTTGGCGAATCAGGGCGCGAACCTCCAAGCGCAAAGCGCGAATGTCGGCAACCAGATGCAGAGCGGCCAGTTCAACGCTGGCCAGAACCTCCAGGGGCAGTTGGCCAATCAGTCTGCGGGCTTGAACGCTGGGCAGTTCAACGCGGGCATGAACTTCAACACGCAGCAGGCGAACCAAGCCAATGCGGCCTCTGCCTATGGGCTCAACGCGCAGACGGGCCTCAATGCCTATCAGGCGAATGTCTCAAATGCGCTCGGGCAAGGGCAGCTCGGCTTGGGCTATCAGCAGGGCGCGAATTCGCTGGCACTCGGACAGGGACAGCTCGGCCTCGGCTATGCGAATTACGGCTTGAATCAGAACGCCCAGAACTATGGGCAGGCAGCGAATACGTATCAGTTGAATCAGGGCGCGAATCAGCAACTGTTCAACAACAACTATTCGCTCGCGCAGCTTGGGATGCAGGCGAATGGGCAGATGGCGCAGGCCGGGCAGAACTATGGCAATCAGGCGACCAATGCCTATGAGGGCATCGGCAACGCGCAGGCGGCTGGCTCGCAGCAGCAGGGGCAGAATTGGGGTAATGCGCTCGGCGGCGCCGTGAATACCGGATCGCAACTGTGGGCGCTGGGACAACTTGGGCAGACCAGCAGCGGTGGGCAGAATACCGGCGGGTGGCAAGCGGCCCCGGGCACCTATCCGAATTACGGATCGCAATTGCCATCCACGGCACAGACGGGCGGGTATGGCGACCCGTGGCAGACGATGAATCAGTAACATGCCGATCGATACCTCCATCTATCAGCAACCGCCCTCGCAGGGCTTTAATACGCCCTTTCAGACGCTGGCGCAGGTCGGGGCTTTGCAACGGCAGCGGCAGGAGATCCAGTCGTCGCAGGCGGAAGAACAACTCCGACAACAGGCGTTGAAGGATAAGCAGAAGCAGGACGAAGCCAATGCCCGCTTTTATCAGGTGATTGGCAATCCTGATCTCACGCCTGATAATTTTCTCGCCCAAGTCAAGACGACGGCGCCAGAGCATTACGAAGCCGCGCAAAAAATGGTGGATGAGGCGCGGAAGAATGCCGCCGACTTTGCGGAGAAATCCGCCACGACGAAAAAGGCCAATGCAGAACAGGCGCTGCATGAACAAGCCTATCAGGCGAATCAGGCCCGCTTAATCAAAGCTGGAGGCGATACGCCGGAAGGCTTTGAGATGGCGATGAAGATTCATCAGGAAGTCTTTCCTGATTCCAAACAACCAGACGAATACCGGCAAATGGTGCTCCAACAGGGGCCGCAGGCGATTCCGAAGATCACGTCGGCGCTCATTGCCGCCAATGCAGAAGCTTCGAAGCAGACGGCCGAACAGCCAGAACAAGAGGCCAAGGCGAAGTCTGCTCAGCTCGTTTTAGCTGGCACGTCGCCCACGGGCATGACGGCGAATCAGCAGGCGGAAGAGGCCGCACGGCAAGTAGCGGCGAAGCAAGGCGCGCAGCGGATCGGCTTGGAAGCTCAGCGCGTGGCGCTGGAGCAGAAGACGCGAGCCGATACCGAAGCGGCGAAGACGGCGAAAGCCGCCGCAGGGCGACCCGTGCAGGCCGCCGATATCAACAAAATCAGCGACCTCGACAAATCCATCAGCGAATTGAAGGATCTGGGCAATAAGCTCAGCACGGGTCAGGGCATGGGCGGCATCGCCCGCGCGGAAAATTTCCTTGTGCCGGGCGGCTTGGCCCCCTATGTGCCCGGCGCGGAAGCCGCGAAGGAAACGGCCGCCAATATCGCCTTAGCGCGACAAGTCGCAGGCCGAGCGATTCACGGCGGCGTCATGCGCAAGAACGACCAGGAGCAGGCCGAGCAATACATGCCGAAGCAGGATGATCCGCCGCAAGTCGTCCAAGCCAAGTTGGCGAACATCCTCAAACTGGCCAATGACAGCAAGATCGGGCATATCGAAAATCTGAAGCGCGGCGGGTTCGATGTGAGCGGCTTTCAATCGGCAATAGGCGCGGCTCCGACGACGGCTTTAAGCGCCGAAGACCTCATCAAGAAATACAGCGGTGGCCAGTAAATGCCTGACGAGCTCAAGGCCATCGTGCAGCGGATGATTGACGCGGGCGAGCCCGAAGAGAACATCGGTAAGGTGATTAAGGGCTATACGCCGCCCTACCAGCCGCGCAATGTGCTGGCGGAAGGGCGGGCCTCGGCAGCCACGTCTGGCTCGCCGGAAGCGTCGAGCGGCTTTCAGGACTGGTTTAACAACGAACTGAAGCCGGTGCTCGAGAAAGTCGCGCGGCCGGAAACGATTGCCGATATTGCCAGTCTGCTCGTCCCTGATGCCGCAGGTGTCGTGACAGGAGCCCGCGCGGCTGCTCGAGCGGCGGGCAGCGGAGCCGAGACGGTGGGGAAGGGCCTGGAAGCCTTGGGCGCTTCCAAGATCGCGCAGCGCATTGGCACGTATGGCGCTGGCTATGCCGCCCTCAGTGGGAATCTCGGGAAAGCGGCCATTGCGGCCGGTGCGCCGCCCGCGGCCACCGCTGCGGGAAAAGTGTTGCAGAGCGGGGGTCGATTCCTGCAGGACGTCGGCGCCCGGCCCTTGGCCGACGTCGCGCCAGCCGTCGTTGAGACGCCAGCCGAACTGACGGCGCGGTTAACGGCGGAGAATGCGGCGGCGCATGGGAACGTCAAGCCAGACCTCGCTGCGACCCTCGAGGCGCGTCCAGCCGCGCCACAGGCCCAAGCCCCTACGCCGGCGCCGGTCGCCTCGCCTACGCCCGCTGGGCCTGCCTCAGTGGCTCCTGAGGCCGCACCTCAAACCGTGCGGGTCTATCACGGTTCGACCTCGGCACGTCCAACCTTACAACCGGGCACCATGATGACGACAGATCCGGCGTGGGCGGCTGGATATGCCACGCATGATGTCGGCGGCATTGGCCCCGAAGAGTTTACCGGGAAGGTGCATGCAGCCGATGTGCCCATCCCTGAGAAAACATTAACGGTCAAGACGTTACACGGGGCCGAATCGCAACTGATTGACTTGGCGAAAACAGCCCTCGGGCGCCAACCGACGACATTGCAAGAAGCGGCGCAGATCGTGCGCGAGAAATACGGCTATGAGGCCATTGTCGCGAAAGGCGCTGATGGGACCGTTACGGGCATGATTCCTCTTGGCGAAACGCCTGTTTCGGCGCATTTAGATCCATCGCAGGTCGTTAAACAGGCAATGGCGAATGGCCAGCCAGTCGCTGACAATCTACAAGCCATTATTAAACGCATGCCAGAGGCGGCGCCGATGTCGACGCCGGAGGCCTTCAAGGCAGCGCTGAACGCCTTCGATACGGCCAAGGTGGCCCCGCAGGCGGCTGAAGTCAACAATGCCGCCATGCTCATTAAGCGCGGCGTGGCCCCGGATGAGGCGCTGAAGACGGTGCTCGGCAATCGCCCGCCACCGCCAGCGAATCCGGCTGAACAGTTGCTGAAAAGCAACCCCGGCTTTAAATCAGAAGCCGAGATGAACGCCGACATGGCCGCGCGGGCACGTCGAGGCCAAAAGTCGCTGATGCCGAAGTATGGGGGGAATCCGTGAGTCTGGGCACTTTAGCGCCGTATGCCTTTCCGCAAGCGCTGGACGATAACGGCTTTCCGCTGGATGGTGGCTTCTTATGGACCTATGCGGCGGGCACCTCGACGCCCGCGACGACGTGGACCGATGCCGATCTGCTTGTTCCCAACGCCAACCCCATCGTCCTCAGCAGCGGCGGGCGCTACAAGATTTACCTCGCTGCGCAGTCCTATAAATTCATTCTGACGGATGCCCTCGGCGTGGTCATTGATTCCACCGACCCGGTCGGCTCTGTCGGTCTGACGCAATCCGGCGTTTACGACGTCTTCAACTTCGCGGGCGATCCGACCTCACCGATTACGACCGGCTATCCGCTCGGGCCGACCTTCGCCAGTTGCCACGCGGGCACAGCGATCTATCCGCTGGATAGCGCCAACTTGGCACCGGGCACCTATAAGCTGCAAGGCATGGCCTTGAGCACGCTCGGCGCGGCCATCGTGACGGTCGCGCTCGTCAATCTGACGGATGGGGCGCCCGATACGCCAATCGTCGAGATGTCGGGCTCAAACGCCGCCGGCAACGTCATCACGAGCGGCCCCATTACGTTTGCGGCAGGCGGCAGCGTGAAGAACTACGGCATCAAAGCGAAAGTCGATACGGGCTCCGGCTTCGCCTGGGCCATTCAATTAGTTAAGGTTCCCGCATGAGAATCTGGCTGACGCTCTGCGTGTTGCTCGTCGCTGCCTCCGCATCGGCGCAGCCACGACCGGGCGCGTTTACGACGCTGACGACCACGTCACAGGCGCCTACGTCCATCTGTGTCGGGTGTCCGCTGGGCAGCTCGACGCCGGCCGCTGGCAGCGGCATCACAACAGCTTCGATCGTCTTGCCCAGCGGGGCGCCTGCAATCACGGCCAATAAGCTGTATTCGGTGGCTGGATCGTTATTCTTTAACGGCATCGGCCTTGCCTCTGGATCGTCCGTCAGTGGCACGACAGGGACGCATAGCAAATTCATGTCGCCGACATCATTGAGCGATAGCTTGGTGTCGGAATCAGGGTCCTTGGTGACTGTGGCTGGCAGCACGACGGTGAGCGGCATTCTGACCGTCACTGGATTTGGCGCCCATGCGATCAGTGCGGGGGGCGCCGGCCTTCAAGATCTGATGATTCGCAATACGACGGCTGGCGTAGGCAATGCGACACGCCTCTTGATTGGGAACGATGCGAATGCGGGACTGACCGTGCTGCAATCGCAATCGTCAACCTTTACGCCGAGTGGGCCATTTCTCGCGAATGGCTCGACGCTGGCGGCGATCGGGGTCGGGGGCTTATCGATTCTCACGAGCGTGTCGGCCCCGATTCGGTTCTATACCGGCAGCGCGGAAGCCATGCGCCTCCATGCCTCCGGGGGCGTGAGCATTGGCAATACGATTGATCCGGCGACGTCTAATCTGTCAGTGAGTGGCAATCTCCTCGTGGGCAGCACAGGCAACGTGACGGATAGTTCCGGGGCTCCCACGGTCGGCGGGGGATGGGGTGGCGCAGGACGGGCGATTGCCGGCCGCAATTATGCGTTCATCGTGACGATTGGCGCAGGCGTGGCAGGCACCGGCTTTGCGACATTTAGCCCCGCGTATGCAACCGCGCCGGTCTGCACCGTCTCGGCCCAAACGGTCGGGGCGGCGTATGTGCTGAACGTGGCTACGAGCACGACAGCCGTCGAGATCGATGGCAACTACATTGCGGGCGATAAGCTCTACGTCCTCTGCCGCGGCTTTTAAGGCGCGGGCTTGGTGACAATCTCATTCTGCTGATTAACGGTCAAGCCGCGGGCCTCGAGCGCCTTGACGAGCGCCTGCCCTTCTGTTTGCGCTTGCTGCAACTGCTTCGTGGCGGCGGAGCCTTCGGCTTCACACTTCGCATGTGCCTTTAGCGCCTCGGCCAGTTCGCCACGCAGGAGCACGACTTGCAGACGGAGCTTGTCTTCGCTGCTGGCCTCTTCGGCACGCACAGCGACGAAGAGGCCGAATAATAGCAGTAGGGCCAGCGAGAGGCGCCTCACAGGGTGTAGAGCCATTCCCAGAAGGCGTACCACATATCCCACCAGCCGACCGAAACGGAGGCGGCGTGTAGATAGGTGCCTGATGTGCCGACGAGGATGACGACGGCAATCAGCCAGAGTGTCTTGCGCTCGGAATGCAGGTCACCCCAGCGACCGGCGCGAATGAGACTCATCAGCATGGTCGTTTCTCCTTTTCCGTCATGGCTGCACCGGAGGATCAGGGAGCGCGGTATCGCAATGCGAACAGCGGTCCTTTTCGTGATAGCAGACCGGGCAGATATAGCTCGGGCAAATCGAGGGCGCTGGGCTGGCGTCCCCCTCGGTGTCCGCCCGTAACCGTAACCGCAAGATACATAAGCGGGCGAAGTCCACGCGATTGACGCAGGACTTGCAGGGGCCACTCGTTCGCGCTGATGGGCATGTCTCCTGCTGATGTGCGACCTTTGCCGCGAGCTTATACAGGTCCGCTTCTTCAATTGTCGGTGCTGGTCGGTCCCCCTCGGTGTCCAGCACGGCCGCACGTAAACGCTTCGCCCATTCCCTCAAGTCGTCTGAACATAGGGGCTTGATAGGATAGTTAGGCTTGTCGAGATACAGCGAAGCCGCTTCGATTTCCTGCGCGATGGCTTCTAGCTCTCGGAGTCGTCGGGTGCGTTCATCAGTCATTCTTCGCCTTCCCAGTTCTCGCGCGCTGAGGATTTAATCGCTTCACGGCCAGGCATCGGATGAGCATCACAGAATTCGCGGGATGAGCAGCACCGTTGCCAGCCACCATCCCCGCCGCAGATGTCGCAACGCCTGCCGTCTGGGTCGCCTTCCCAGTCGTCCTCATCCTCCAGGAACCCCTCACCGCCGCAGTTCCAACAGCCCACGGCATAAGTCGAACTACCACACCGCGCACACTGTGAATCTTCCTCATCGCCAACCCAGAAATATTCGATGCCTGCGACGATCTTCGGCTCTGGGTTTGCCTTCGTCGGCGCGAGTGGCTGATAGACATACAGGCCAGACGGTTCGCGTTGAGTCATACCGCACGTTTCCCTTCGGTGTCTGGTAGTTCCGCTTTGAGTGCCATCGACATCAGCACGTCTCGGAAGGCCGCTGGCGTTTCGGCACGTTCGCGCTGCGAAAGCCGCTGACACGTCCCGGTCCTAATTTTCCGCCGTCGTTCCTCGCGCGAGTCATAGCCGTCATCGAGCCGGATACGTCGGTCTGACTTCCCCCATCGAAGCATTGGGAGCGGCACCGCAACGGCGTAGAGCCAGGTAGCCTTCTGGGCTCGGTGACCGTAGTGGCCCTGATCTACGCAACACGTCCAGCCGCCCTCCCAATCCGCCACAATCCAGCCACCGGCCCTCGGTGGTTCTTTGAGTCCGAAGGCAGCCCACGCCGAGCTCGCCGCTGGATGCTCAAGCACGCCGCCCCACTTCCGCACGGAAGCCAACGCCGATTCGAAGCACCCGCCGTCGTCGCCCTTCACTCGTCGCACGCGGGCCGAGGGACCGCCGAACCAATACCGGCCCCACCGCTCGCAGGGCGGATGAGCAATCACCGGCCACGGCCCACGATAGAGCCTGGCATCGCGTTCAGCATCCCAGAGATCGACGGCCGGAATATTGGCGTAGGGACCATTGCGCGCGACAAACAGCGCCGCCACTCTCATGCGCCCTCTGTGTCAGCCCGTGAGAGGGCTTCGCGTGCTTCGATGATGCTGATTTCCCCCAGCGCACCGACGACCGCTGCAAATGTCCGCGCCGAAAGACGAGGCCAGAGTTTTGGAACGTCCGCGCAGAGACGGTCGATAGCCGAGAGGCGCATATCTCGCACCACCGTCCGCAGTTCGTTCGCGTCATCAGGCTCCGGTCGGTCCCCCTCGGTGTCCAGATGCCCGCGCAGAAACGATTCTCTCGCTTCATCTTGCGACGACAACCTCGTAGCGACAGGTTCCCCCTCGGTGTCCGCGCGCAACCAACGGTAACAGTCGTCACAAAATGGGCCGACATGAGGATTGGCCCACTGCTTCGCGCCTTCCTCGCTGCAATTGATGCAATCGTGCATGTTTTCGATAGCTCGTGGTGTCTGTCGGTCCCCCTCGGTGTCCAGCACGGCCTCCACATCAGAGAAACGCACCCAATCGCCATCAGGGTCGCGCAGTAGCAAGTCGTCAAGGCTGCTCTGTGAATATCGCGGTAGCGCTCGGAGTCGTCGGGTGCGGGCGTCGTCCGTCACCATTTGATCTGCCCCTCGTCAATCATCGGCTCCGGCGCCTTTGGCTGATAGCCGCTCCGCAGCCGCGCAGCCCATGCTCGGGCCTTCGCCGCATCGATGACGGCATAGCGTTTCTTTTTCTCGTCCTCTTCCTTGCCCGCGAAGTAGTCATAGCGAGATGCCAGCAGATCAAGATATTCCGGCGGGCATTCGCTGAGATGCCGGCCGTTCATCGATGGACCGTTCCAGTCGCGCGGGTCTTTCGCCTTGATGATCGGATCACCATAGGGGCCTTCGAGGTCAATCGCCGCGGCGGGCATCGGTGTCCCGGCTCGCTTCGACTTCGAGAGCGCCAGCAATTCCGCCAGTGTGGCATCGATGCGCTTCAGTAGGCCGATGGCTTCGAGCTCGTAAGCCGTCATGGTTCCACCTTGCGACCATCTACGCTGATGATTGTGGCTTCCCCCGTTTTTTCGTCGACGTCTACTTCGAGGGCGACTTCATAACAGGCATAGCAAAAATTCTCAAGCGCTTCCCCTGTTAAGCCAATCGAGCGCCCGATATCTGCATTATTCCCTTTCGTGCTACTGACATAGATCGTGGCTTGCATTAGAACTCCTCAGGCGCATAGAGGCCAGCCACAACGTCAGGATAGACCAACCGGGCCAGCTTCGACGACGCTCGCGCGACTAACATATCGGCCGGATTCTTCGTCCAACCGCTGCCGTTCTTCACGAGGCCAGCCGCTTGCGCCTCTTCGATGGTATAGCGTAGCGTCATCGGCTCTTCGTCTTGGCGCTGTGTGCTGAATGTCGCGGCCTGCGCCGTGCGCTCGGTGCAGCGGAACGACTTCGCCTTGCCTGACTTCAGCACGAGCGCGCGGAGGGCATCGGCGGCCAGCGTGGGGCGCCCTTCGACAATATGGAAGCTGCGCAGGCTCGCCATTGCGCTAATCCCTAATTCACGGCCTGCGAGCACCGTCGACAGCACGGCTTCTGGCGAGCCATAACCGTTAAAGAGTCGCGCCTTGTGAAGCAAGCCTGACAATTCAACGGCTTGATTCATCGATCGAGGCTCGAGCTGGCGTTCATAATCGCCGTTCATCGGCACGAGCGACATACGCGGCGGCTCTGGCTTGATGGTTGATGCCTGTTCGATAAATGCGACTTGTTCCTCTGGCGTAAGCGTCGGCATCGCTTTCTCGATGTCCTGCATGATCTCATCTCCTCCGTCGGTCGGCTGGCGTTCCTTCAGCACCTGGGCAAAGTCAATAGGCGCATCCTCGCGCAGGGACAATAACGTGCGCACGATGGGCAGGCGATTCCTAAATTCGGCCAGCGTGGCGAGATGTGATGGCTTCAGAATGTTGCTGCCCGGTCCATCGAAGTCGCCTGCGTCAATAGCCGCGTACATATCGTCGATGTTGCCAAACACTCCCATCATGGCCTTCGCGGTCTTTGCTCCAATACCTCGCACACCGATGACGCCGTCTGACGCATCACCGACCAGCGTCAGGTAATCGCGAATCTGATTCGGAGCCACGCCAAACTTCTCTCTGACGCCCTCCGGCGTCATGATGTTGCCCGTGATAGGCGACTTGACGCTGATAAGGTTATTCACCAATTGCAGCAAGTCTTTATCGGCGCTGACGACTAATACCGACACGCCAAAGCCGATGGCAATCGCCCGACGCGCGGCGGTGGCGATGATGTCATCGGCTTCAAAGCCTTCCGCCGACCATTGCGGGAAGCCGTCGCCCTTCAACGCCTCGAGTGCGATCTCACATTGATGGAAGAATGGCGCCGGCTTGCTTTCCCTCGCCGCCTTATACGTCGCGTCCATCTCGCGGCGGAACGACTTGGGCGAATCCAGGCACAAGGCCGCATGCGGCTGGCCTGACGTCAGGGCGCGTACCTTCGCAATGATGCCGATGGACGTGGCATCGGGATTCGGATCGCTCGCCGCCATATGCCAAATCGGGTGTGCGATGCTGCTGAAGTCGATGAGCACGATTTGCTTGTCGCTCATAGGGCCTCACAGCTCAGGACGTCGCCCAGCGCGATATGCGTGCCTGGCGGGCAGGTAAACGTCTGGATCGGAGGTGCGCAATATGGGTCGCCTTCGCCCAGCGCCAGCACCGTGCCTGGCGCGCACACCAGCGGTTCACTGGCGCTTGTATGCACGGCCGCCATCGTCAGCACGTCATAGCAGGTCCAGCGCCCGCCGTCGCAACGTGACCGCAAGATCCACCATTCATGTGTTTGTGGATGGTAAATCGTCGGATCATCTAAGCCGTCGCCGTCGTAATCGTGCGCCTCGATAGGAATGTCACCATTGCCGCCCCAATAAAAGACATGCGAGCCAATCGTCCACTTCAGGAAATTGCCCTCAG